GTCGGGCACGGCCCTCGGGACGGAGTTGGACCGCAACGCCCTGACCTCGAAGACCCGCTCGAACGCGGTCGTCACGATGGTCGGCGACTGGGCGGCCGGCGACGGCACCGGCGCGATCACCGAGGCGGGCATCTTCGACGCGGCCTCGGCCGGGAACATGTGGGTCTCGGCGTCGTTCTCGACCATCAACAAGGCCGCGGGGGACACGCTCCAGATCACCTGGACGCTCACCTTCGCGTAACCCGCGAAGGGAGGTAGCTCATGGCTGCTCCCACCCTCCAGGCTGAAGGCACGATTGCTGTCAGCACGAGCGGCAGCGTCTCGCCCACCATCCCGACGCATCAGACCGACGACATCCTCGTCTGCGCCGTCACCATCTGGGCACCGAACACCGCGAGCGCTATTGCCGACATCCCGACGCCGTCCGGATGGACGAAGGCGGACTCCCAGCTCTTCTTCGTTGACATCGTTCGCGACGGCGAGATCGCATGGTTCTGGAGGCGGGCGACGGGGGCCGGAACGACCGTCACATTCACCCGCGGCTCTGGTTGGGACACGGGAACGGACACGAACTTCTCTGCTCGGGCTTACGTCATCCGCGGGTGCATCACGTCCGGTAACCCCTGGGATGCCCTCGCCTCCACCCAGGGTGTCAACGCCAACGGCAATGCGCCGGCAGTCACCGTGTCGGGGAGCGAGCGCACCGTCATCCAGTTCCTGACGCGGCAGGACGACTACGTCACGGCACCCTCTATGTCCGGCTGGACGGCGGGGACGGCGGTTGAAACCACCACCGGAACCGACGCCTCCTTCCACACCTTCCGCAAGGCCAACGTGTCCTCCAGCACGACCGGGGACGCGATCACGCAGGAAGACGTAGCCGCCAGCGGCGCGGGCTGGGCCTGTGTTGGCGTCTCCTTCAAGCCTCCAGCGACGGGCGATAACTGGACGGCGACCCCGTCCGACACCATCACGCTCTCGGACAGCGCGGCGAAGGCGATCAGCCCGGCGAAGGCCGACACGATCACCCTCTCGGACGCACGCAGCCAGGCCTGGACGATCCTCCGCTCCGCGGCTGACACCGTCACGCTCTCGGACGCACCGGGCAAGGGCTTCACGAAGCCCGCGGCGGACACGATCACGCTCTCGGACGAGCCGGTCAAGAAGCCGGGCCTCAACCCCGCGGACACGGTCAGCCTGAGCGACTCGTTCACCGAGGTGTGGGCGATCATCCGCACCGCGGCCGACACGGTCACCCTGAGCGATCTCGCGGCCAAGGGCTACGGCGCGGCGAAGGCCGACCAGATCAGCCTGAGCGACAACCTCACCCCGCTCATCGTCAAGGTGCTGGAGCTGGCCGACTCGCTCTCCCTGAGCGACGCCATCTCCAAGCAGCCCGGTCTCGGGCGAGCCGACACGATCAGCCTGAGCGACGGCTTCGCCAAGGCGTGGGCCGCCGTGCGCGCGCTCGCCGACTCCCTCGCGATGTCGGACGCCGTCGGCAAGGGGATCGCGCATGCGCTCGCCGACACCATCGGCACCTCCGACGCGCTCGGCAAGGGCGAGGTGCTCGCGAAGGCCGACTCGATCAGCCTCGCGGACGCCATCGGGAAGACCTACGGGATCTCCCGGACCGACAGCCTCGCGCTCTCGGACGCGCTCGTGAAGGGCCTCGGCCTCCAGCCGTCGGACACGATCAGCCTGGGTGACGCGCTCACGCAGCTATTCACGCTGGTGCGCGCGGACACGCTCTCGCTGTCGGACGCGGCCAACCCGGTGCTCACGCCGGAGGGTGGCCCCGGCCTCACGCAGAACCTGGCCGACACCATCACCCTGACGGACGTCGCGGTGAAGGCGCTCGGGCTGGGCAAGGCGGACATCCTCGCGATGGCCGACTCGACGGCGCGGCAGCTCAACGGCCTCTTCATCGACGGCAGTCCCGGGATCTCCTCGGGGGCCGTGCGCACCATCTTCATCGACCGCTTCGGCATCCACTAGGAGGTGCAGTGCACGTACACGTGAAGGCGGGTACCAACGCCGGCTGGCGCAAGGTCCGGCCAGAGAGCAAGCACGACTGGCGCTGCCCCTCGTGCTCCGCGACGGTGCGCCACTACTGGACCACCTGCCCGAACTGCAACCACCCCCGCCCGCACTAGGAGGTCTCCTTGCGCGACGTGAAGTCCGTCCTCGCTGGCGGGGAGGACACAGCCGAGCGCGTGGTCGAGACCTACCAGGCGGATTTCTACGCGCGGTTCCCGCTCAAGGCCTTCTGGTTCGCGCAGCGCGGGTACTTCCCGCACGCGTACCAGGCCGTGTTCCACGGGATGCACGAGCAGGGCCGGCTCCTCCGCAACCGCCACCTCGTGGCCGGCAGGCGAGGGGGTAAGACCCTCTCCGCGGCGTGGGAAGTGCTCTTCTACGCGCTGCACCCCGCCCAGTGGCACCTCGACCGGCAGGGCCTGGTCAGCGACCGGCCGCTCTGGATCTGGGTCCTCACGAAGGACTACCCGACGGGCTTCGCCAGCCTGCAGACCCTCCTTGAGGTGATGCGGCAGGCCGGCCTCCAGAAGGGCGTGGACTACGTCTACAACAAGACGGAGCGCCGGATGGAGTTCCCCCAGACGGGGACGCTCCTGCAGTTCAAGACCGCCGAAGACCCGCAGTCCCTCCGCGGCGCGGGCCTCGACATCCTGTGGATGGACGAGGCGGCCTTCATCACCGATGACGAGGCCTGGAACGTCGTGTCGCCGGCGCTGGCCGAGAAGGACGGTGGCGTCATCACGACGACCACGCCCCACGGCAAGAACTGGTTGTGGGAGGAGTTCTTCGCGGGCGCGGCGCTAGAGGACCCCGGCGAGGGCCGGGTCCAGTACACGAGCATCGACAACCCGTACTTCAAGCGGGAGATCTGGGAGCGGTACCGCGCGCGGTACCACCCGATCCTGTTCAAGCAGGAGTTCCTCGCGAGCTTCGAGGCCATGCACGGGATCGCACTCCAGGGCGAGTGGCTCCACTACTGGACGGCGGGCAACGCCGACCTCCAGAGCGACGTCATGACGATCACGGACTTCAAGACCGAGGACGGCCGCTACAACCTCGACATCTACCTCGGGATCGACCCCGCGGTCTCGCTGAGCGACCGGGCAGACCAGTTCGCCATGGCCGTGATCGGGATCACCAAGGACAGGGTGCAGGGGTTCCTGCTCGACACGTACCTCGGGCGGGTGGAGTTCCCCGACCAGCTCGACCTCATCCAGAGCTGGATCCTGAAGTGGCGGCCCATGTACGTCGGCATCGAGTCGAACGCCTACCAGAAGGCGCTCGTCCAGCAGGCGGCGCGCCTCGACGGGTTCCCAAACATCGTCCCCGTGATGTCGCGCGGCAACAAGAACGACCGGATCCTCGCGATGTCCCCCGTGTTCAAGACGGGGAAGATCCGCATCCACGGCACGCACGCCGACTTCATCGAGCAGTGGGTGTCCTTCGATCCGGAGAAGAAGAACCAGCACGACGACCTCCTCGACGCGGTTGAGATCGCGCTCGGGGTCGCCGGCGTGCTCCTACCTATGGCTCCCCACGAGAAGATCATCGAAGACACGGACATGCACGTTGACCACTCTGACATCGCGGCGCTCGTCAAGGCGCAGATCCGCGACCAGATGGACACTCGCGGCCCCTTCGATCCGGAGATGGGCGAGCACTGGTAGTTCCGTCCGCAACCGAATAGGAGAGCCATGTTCTCACGGCACCGCGACGACCTGCTTCGGGCCTTCGAGGCCGAGCGCGAAGCGACGCAGCAGACGATCCGCATCCTCGCCGACCAGGTGGACTACTTGCGCTACATGGTCATGAACCAGCCGACGATGACGGCCGCGCAGGCGGTGAGTCAGCCGGCGGTGAACGTCGATCCGAACTTCCGCCCGTACCTCACCGAGGACGAGGAGGAGCTGCTCGCGCTGCGGCTCAACGACCACATCTCCGAGAGCGATCTTCGCGCGATTCAGGAGGAGTTGGCTGATGTCATCCAGCTCCCGACTCCCCAGCTCGAAGCCGACGAGTAACGACAACCCGAAGGAGGGCGCATGGCCGACGAGGGCAAGAAGCCAGCCCTTCTCATGCGTGACGTCGTCAGCGACGCGAATCACCTGCGCGAGAAGCGCCTTGAGCTGGATGTACTCCGGCAAGAGGACTCCCGTGCCTGGTCCCTGAACCGCGAGTTCTACCGCGGGAACCAGTGGACCTTCTGGTCCGACGCCGCCAACCGCGTCGAGACCCTCGGTGTCGAGGAGGGGCAGAAGCCCCGCTACAGGGTGCGGCTCACGTCCAACGTCATCATGCCCGGCGTCCAGCAGCTCGTCGCCCAGCTCACCAAGACCCGGCCCACGATCCGCGCGACCCCGGACAGCGGGGCCGACCGCGACATCAAGGCGGCCGAGATGGCGGAGCGCCTGTACGAATACTGGTGGGAGGAGTTCGGTCTCACCGCGAAGCTGCAGTCGGCGCTGACCCACGCGCAGATCAGCCAGGGCTACTGGCTCATCACCTGGGACCCGCTCGCGGGCAGCTCCATGAAGGTCCTGCTCGACCCGGAGTCGGGACAGCCGATCTGGGACGACATCCTCGCCGACGGGTTCCGTGACGACCTCCGCGAGATCAGCTCGCAGATGGGCGTCAACCTGCTGGAGGAGTTCGAGCAGACGATCTACGTGGGCGACATCCGCATCCAGGCCCTCTCGGGGCACCAGGTGTGGCTCGACCCCACGGCCACGAACTTCGAGGACGCGCAGTACGCGATCTGCAAGTTCCCCATGACGGTGGACGAGGTCAAGGCGCGGTACAAGAAGGACGTCACCCCGAACGCGAGCACAGCTGAGGACACCCCGACGCTGATGTACACGCGCTCGCCGGAGCAGCGGCCGAAGAACGTCCGCGACGTCTACATGATGTACCACCGGCCCGGCCCCTCCCTGCCAAAGGGCAAGTACGTCGTCTGGATCGAGGATCCGAACACGATCCTCCACCAGTCCGACTGGGAGTTCCCCTTCCACGATCTCCCGCTGGTGAAGTTCCCGGGCATCGAGCGCCCCGGCTCCGTCTATGACGAGACCCGGGTCAAGCACGCGCGCCCGCTCCAGAAGGAGCTGAACAACACCATCAGCGGCATCGCGATGTACAAGAACCTGAGCCTGCGCCCGCAGATGCTGGCACCGGTCGGGTCCCTCGCGACGAAGCTGACGGACGAGCCGGGCGCGGTGATCCAGTTCGCCCCCTTCCAGGGCATGGCTCCGGAGTGGCGACAGTCACCCCCGCTGCCGGCGTACGTGTTCGAACACCTGCGGGACATCCAGGGTCGCCTCGACCGCCTCTTCAACACCATGCCGACGGAGCGAAGCGCGCTCCCGGCACGGACCGACTCCGGCACGCTCGTGGAGCTGGTGCAGGAGGCCGTCGCCGACCAGATCACGCCGGAGATCCGGCGCATGGAGCGTTCCCTCGCGCAGGCGGGGGAGATCATGGTGGCCTACGCGCAGAAGTTCTACACGGAGCCGCGGCTCCTGAAGATCAAGGGTGCCGGCGGCTCGGTGCAGGTCAAGAAGTTCATGAACGCCGACCTCCAGGGCGGCTTCAGCTTCCAGGCTGAGGCCGGCTCGGGACTCCCCCGGCTTCGCTCGGGGCAGGTGCAGCAGATCAAGGACTACGTGGCGATGGGGATCCTGTCGCCACAGGAGGCCGCGGTCTACCTGCCGATGGCGGGGCTGAAGGGCATCGAGGCCCGGATGAAGTCCGACGAGGACCTCGCGCACCGGCACGTCGAGATGCTCATCAAGGGCGTCCCGCTCAACCAGCCGGCGCTGGAGCAGGCGATCCAGACCGTGCAGGCGACCGGCCAGAATCCGCAGACGGGCGAGTTCTTCTCCAGCATGGAGGAGGCGATGTCCTTCGTGGAGCAGGCCGCGCTCTCGCCGCTTCCGCACGAGAACCCCGCGGTGTCCGCGCACGTTATCGGCGAGTTCATGAAGTCGGTGACCTTCGAGAAGTACCCGCCGGACACCCAGCAGCGCTTCTTCATCCACTTCTCCCAGCTGCAGCAGGCCGCGCAGGCCCTGCAGCCGGAGTCGCAGGCCGTTCGCACGACCCTGGCCCTCAAGGGCACGGTCGGGCCAACGGTGGCCGCGGACATCCTGCGGCAGAGCGGTATCGAGTCGGCGTCGCCGGAGACCATGTCCGAGCCGCCGCTTGAGACCTCGGTCTACGACTCGATGGACAAGGCCGATGCCGACGAGGCGGGTAACGACCCCTGGACGGACGAGGAGCGACTCCTCGCCATCCAGCAGCAGGCCGCGACCCACACCCTCAAGATGGCGAAGGCCGAGAACGAGATGGCGCAGGCCGATGAATCCCACGGCGACGCGCAGTACGACCGTGCGATCAAGCGCCTGCGCGAGGAAGAGATACACCAGGAGCGGCTACGCCAGATGAGGCAGCCCCGCCCGGCGGGGGGTCAGTAACCCGTGGCCCGGCGCATCTACACGGATGAGGACCGGGCGCGCGCGTTCGTCGTCTACACGACGAACAAGGGCAACATCAAGCGTAGCGTCCGCGATCTGGGCAACATCCCTGAGAGCACGCTCCGGGGATGGGTTCGAGAGTGGGACGAGAACGGCCCACCGGACGTCAGCACCGTGGCCGAGGTGGCCGGCGAGTTCGTCGCCGACGCCACCCGGGTGCGGGACAAGGCCCTGATCGAACTGGAGAACAAGCTCCCGACGGCGAAGCCCAGCGAGCTGGTCGCGACCATCGGGATGCTCTCCGACAAGATCAACATGGCCAAGGGGCTGGCGACCTCCCGCTCCGAGACCGTGCACCAACTTCCGCCTGCCGAGGACATCGCAAAGGCCCTCGGATCAGCACTACAGGCGGCACTCCAGGCGGCCAAGGGCCGCGACATGGAGATCATCGACGCAGAGGTAGTCCAAGAGCTGCCCGCGTCGGCAACCGGCGACCAGGCCTAGGAAGCAGTCGCCTCTACCCAGGAGGGTAACCCATTAGCGAGATGAGTCACGAGGACGCACTCGCGGCACTCAACGAGGCCATCGCGGCGGACAACGCCCCGGCGGCCCCGGTCGAGCAGGCTGTCGAAGCGCCTCCCGCATCTCCACCTGCACCGGAAGGTGCTCCCGCGGTGGACAACCAGTCCCCGGAAGGTCAGGCGGGCGCGCAGGGCGAAGAGTCCGGCGCTGTCGAGCAACCCAACGAGGAGGAGTTAGTCCCGTTCAATCCGGATCAGCTGCCCGAAGAGCTGCTTCCCGCATGGAAGCAGATGCAGGCCGCGTTCACTCCGCGGCTGCAAGAGGCCGCAGCGATCCGCAAGCAGCTCGAAGAACTGGGCGGCGTGGATGCCGTTCAGCAGGCCGTCGAGTTGCAGCAGAGGATCATGGATCCGTCGAGCTGGCCCATCCTCTACGAGGAGCTGTACCAGGCGATGGTCCAGGCAGGCTTCGACTTCGAAGACGAGTCTGGCACGCCCACAGCCCCGCAGCAGGGGTTCGACCAG